AATTGGCGTTACTAATCTAGCATATTGGCATGCCAAGCGTGGACTCAAGTACGGCGATAAAGACGCACTACAAGATGTAAAAAGTTGGATGGAACATCAAGCATATTATCTAACCGAAGCTACAGTCGAGTTAGCCAAAGAGCGTGGTGCTTGTCTACACAGCAACAAGACTCGATATGGAAAAGGAGTATTTCCTTGGGAACTAAGAGCTAAAGGAGTAAACGAACTTGCTGACTTTACACCTGAGCTTGACTGGGAAACACTTCGCACAAACATGAAACAATATGGAGTACGCAATGCAACTCTTATGGCAATTGCCCCTGTGGAAAGTTCCAGTGTTGTTATTAATAGCACTAATGGCATTGAAATGCCTATGTCGCTTATTTCAACTAAGGAAAGCAAAGCAGGTTCCTTTACACAAGTTGTCCCTGAGTATCATAAACTCAAAAACAAATATCAAATGATGTGGGAACAGAAAGACTGTGCCAATTACTTAAAAACAGCAGCAGTACTAGCGGCTTATGTGGATCAGAGTATCAGCACAAACACATTCTACAATCCAGCACATTTTCCAGAACGCAAAGTTCCAACTACACTAATTGCTAAAAACTTAATGCAGGCACACCTGTGGGGAATCAAAACATTCTATTATAGTTTGATTAATAAAGCAGGAAGTAAGGCTGTTGAAGTTGCACAAGAAGTAAATGGACATCACACAGCTGGAATGAATGGGCATCATGTTGAAGTAGAACTATTAGAAGAAGACTGCGAGGCATGTAAATTATAATGGACGCTTACGATTTATACCAGGAAATATTTAAGGCCTGGCAACAAGTTGCCTACAAACCAAATGCCGCAACAATCAAAAAAGATTGGAATGAAACTCCTGTGTATGTTAATGGTAAACAAGTTACAGGAGTTAAAGTAGTAGACGGAAAAATTGAATTGGAAACAAAATGAGTCAAGCACAATATAACTTAAACACAAAGACAGATTACCTAGCAAGAAAAATGTTTCTTGACCCAGAAGGTCCTGTTACTATTCAACGGTTTGAAGAAGTAAAATATAAAAAGATTGCAGACTTTGAAACTACAGCTAGGGGATTCTTTTGGGTCCCTGAGGAAGTTAGTCTAACAAAAGACGCACAAGACTTTAAGGATGCATCAGATGCAGTTAAACATATCTTCACTAGCAACCTGCTTAGGCAAACTGCTCTTGACAGTTTGCAAGGTCGCGGCCCAAGTCAAATCTTTACTCCGGTCGTAAGCCTGCCTGAGTTAGAAGCACTAGTCTATAACTGGACATTCTTTGAGACTAATATTCATAGTCGTAGTTACAGTCATATCATTCGCAACATCTACAACGTGCCTAAAGAAGTGTTCAACACTATTCACGACACTAAAGAAATTGTAGACATGGCGTCAAGCGTAGGTAACTACTACGAAGCACTACATCAAATCAACTGTCGAAAAGAAGCAGGTGAAAAGATAAACGAAAAAACACACATTAAAGCAATTTGGATGGCACTTAACGCCAGCTATGCATTAGAAGCATTCCGCTTTATGGTATCGTTTGCTACAAGTCTAGCAATGGTAGAGAATAAAATCTTTATTGGTAACGGTAACATTATTAGCCTTATCCTACAAGATGAATTGCTACACAAAGGGTGGACTGCTTTCCTTATTAATCAAGTCGTTAAGGAAGATACTCGTTTTGCTGAAGTAAAAGCAGAATGCGAAACTGAAGTGTACCAAATGTATATAGATGTTATACGTGAAGAAAAAGAATGGGCTGATTACTTGTTTAAGAAAGGACCAGTTATCGGTCTCAATGCCAACATTCTAAAAGACTTTGTCGATTATACTGCTGCTGGCGCATTAAAAGATATTGGCATTAAGTATAACAATCCATCGCCAAAGTCAACACCAATTCCTTGGTTTAACAAACATAGTGATACGAGCAAAAAACAAACAGCCTTACAAGAAAGTGAGTCAACCAATTATGTTATTGGTGTTATGTCAGATGCTATTGACTATGAAGCTTTACCAAGTTTATAATGTAATTTTAAGGAAATACTATGATTAAAGTTTATACCAAAAACAACTGCCCATTTTGCGACCAAGCTAAATCCTTGTTAGAAAGCAAAGGCAAGATGTACATTTCCGTAAACATTGAGGAAAATGAATCAGAAAAAGAATTCTTAATCGATCAAGGTCTTCGTTCTGTACCTCAAATTTTCAAAGACGGAATTTTAATTCCAGGCGGGTTCCAAGGACTTGCAGGAAAACCAGAAGAATTTTGGACAACACTATAAAGGAAAACTATGTTAATTGATAAAGGCGTATCCGCAGGCGAAGTAGTTACATTAAAACTTACAAGCGGCGAAGAACTTGTTGCAAAACTTACAGAAGAAACAGCAACGTATTACAAATTAAGCAAACCAATGGTTATTGGTATGGGACAAAAAGGACCTGGACTAATGCCATACCTTTTCACTGTTAGTCCCGATAAAGAAATCAAATTACTTAAAACTACAGTTACAGTCTGTGAAGCAACTGATAAAGGGTTTGCTGATCAATTCATTGAAAGTACTACCGGTATTAAACTAGCATAAATATCCTATAAGTTAGGAGATTTATATGGCAACAGTAATTACAATGACAGGGCCAGGTACAACAACAGTGGATCTAGATCCAGTAGCATTAGCTATTGGTGCATCAACAACGGCAATGACCGCCAACTTAAAAGGTATCCAAGCTGCTTGTAATGAGATTAATAAAGCAATACGTGAAATGAAAAATCATACCAGCGTAAGTTCTAAATCATTACAAGATCTACAAATTGCCGTTGCCAGTATTGCTACAGCAACCGCGGCTCAGACAGTGATTCAAGCTGCCGCCGCCAGTAATCAAATTAAAACTAACAACTTCCAAGTTGCAGCAACTAAATCGTCTTTAGAAGAAACTGGACAAAAAATTCCTGTTGAACCGCCAATTGTTCAACAGATTACAGAAACAGTAAAAGACTCCGTGCAGATGAATAGTATTGCTGTTGCTGAAGGTGCGGTGACTTCATATATTTCTACACAAGCCGCAGCTCTTGCAACATGGATAGCAACGACAGAAACTTATCGTGGTATAGAAAGTTTCTTAAGTAAGGCAAAGAACACTTTACTTGGAACTATTTTACCTCCAACACCTGGCGATGTAAAGAGTGCCATCACTGGTGCTGGTGTGTTGCCAGACCCGACTGCTAACATAGGCTAAAATGTCTCTCGGCGGAAAATATATTTCAATTGCTAACCCTCAACCGGGTACTACAAATACTCCATACCCGGCCGGTTCTACTCCGCCTTTTAGTCCTGTAACCGTTACAGTAAGTACTGATCATGCATACCTTATTGGAGTATACTACGGAGAAATTATATTCTTACTCGAAGGCATACAAGCATCTCTAAACGAAATCAATAAAGGCCTGCGTGAAATTGATCATTATTGGAAACAAATACCTCCAGCAGTAGATAACCTTCCAATAGCAGTGGCTTCAATAACTCCAAACATATCTACTAAATCTATAGTATTAGCGGCCAAAGCAACTAATCAAATTAAAACAAATAATTTTAATGTTAGCCTTCAAAAACAAGCAGGAGTTGTAGTGCAAGAACCAGTAATGGCAACACAAATCTTAAACGGAATTAAAGATGCCAATGTTATGAGACAAGCTGTTGTTGCCGAAACAGCAGTGGTCCAAACTACAACATACGCAGCAAATACTGTTGTAGGATGGATAACAGGAACAGAAACTTATAAATCAATAGCAGAATATTTTGCAAAAATAAAAGATCGTCTGCTAAAAAATATATTACCTGCTACTGCTGCCGATGCTAAGAGTGCGGCGGTTGGTGCAGGAACTTATCCTCTCCCTTATACACAATAATCATGCCAGCTGTCGCTAGAATATCCAAAGATTATGCAAGAGAGCTGCTCAAAGTTGCTCCTCAAACAACTGTTTTCTTAAATGATGCTCCATTTGTAGCGGCCACAGAGGGATCAAAAACAGTAAAAGGTGATACAGTGGTATCTAGTATTGTTACTGTTTATGTTGAAGATAAACGGATAGCTGTAGTTGGAGCAATCATGGCATCAGGCGCTACTATTAATACTGGTAGTCCAGATGTGGATGCAGGCAAAATTGGCCCTTAATCAAATCCTTTGACATTACCATTCTATTTTGCTAAATTACTTGTAGAGCACATAGCTCACCATAAGGAGAATTAATATGGCACAAAATAGACACGCTGAATTCACAGCAATAGTAGAGGCAATGGAAGGCGATTTCGAAAAGTTTTACGACAAAGAAGTAGGTGCAGCAGGAACTCGTGTTCGCAAGCATTTACAAGAACTAGCCAAACTTTGTAAAGAAGTTCGCAACGACGTTACAGCAGTTAAAAACGCTCGCAAGGAAGCTTCTGGCAAATAATAAATACCAAAATGGGAATTTGGTATGGCATACAGCGACAAAGTAATCGATCATTATGAAAACCCTCGTAATGTGGGTAGTTTTGATAAGTCTGATCCTAGCGTGGGTACCGGAATGGTTGGCGCACCTGCTTGTGGCGATGTCATGAAATTGCAGATTAAAGTCAACGATCAAGGCATAATTGAAGATGCTAAATTTAAGACTTATGGTTGCGGTAGTGCTATTGCCAGTTCTAGTCTTGTCACTGAATGGCTCAAGGGCAAGACACTTGACGAGGCAGGTACTATCAAGAACTCAGATATCGCAACTGAACTTGCTCTACCGCCCGTTAAGATTCACTGTAGCATATTGGCAGAAGACGCTATCAAAGCGGCAGTAAATGATTACCGTAACCGACACAGCCAATAAAAAAATTAAACAACTACTTGAAAAACGTGGTAAAGGTGTAGGTATTCGAGTAGGAGTTAAAACCACAGGCTGTAGTGGATTGGCATACACTATAGAATATGTTGATGAGTATATTGCGGAACTGGGTGTAACTAACTACGCCCAGCCCGAATTTGTAGTTCTTGTTGACGCCAAAGCCCTGCCATACCTAAACGGGCTAACAATAGATTGGGTTCGAAACGGACTGAACGAAGGGTTCGATTTTATCAATCCAAACGAACGTGATCGCTGCGGATGCGGCGAATCATTTCGAGTATAAATCAAAGCTACTTGACATAATTTTGGTATTATAGTATAATACTGGAATAGTCATTACTTTTGGAGAAAAATATGAGTATGCATTTGGAAGGTCCGTGGTTGTCAACTACTGGCAAAAAGAAAGGCAAACAAAAATTTCGCTCAGCAGAACATGCTAGAAAGGCTAGAGAATTGGACGAATCATGGAAAGAGCTCCAAAAGAAATGGGCAATAGAAGCAGAAGATAAAAAACGTAAACGTGGTCTGGCCGCTCCAACTATAAGTCCAGTGGTTAACAAACCGTTTATTAGAGATACAGGATCAAGGATTCCTAGTTTGGATCCTACAAATATGGCACCGTGCCTTAAAGCACCAGATAAAGTTTATACTGGTACAATGATTAAAGGCATTGGAACCATGCATAAAAGCAACGCTGTACCCATTTTTAGCAACGAACAAGCGGTAGAAATAAGTAAAATGCGTAGATAATTTAAAAACTTATGTTTTTATCAGAGACACACAGGCATAACTATATATTGTACCTAAAAAATAAGGTACCATTTTTGCAAGGAGATGCCAACGGCCAAAACTTTTTATTAACGGCGCTAGCGACGCCTGTTCCAGCGTAAAGGAGAAACGAAATGATACGCATCATAAAATTTATAGTATTCGCCCTAGCTATGCTAGCGGTGACATTCGCAGGGTATAAGGCAGTTAATTATAAACTGGAAACCCTCAAGACAGCTCGCATAGAAGTGAGCAACGTTACAGCAAGTATGAGACAGAAACAACTAGACTGTCTAGCTCGTAACATATACCATGAAGCAGGCTACGAACCATTTGAAGGTAAGGTAGCAGTTGCACAAGTTACAATCAATCGTGCAGAAAGTGGACAGTTCCCTAGTGACATCTGCCAGGTTGTTTATCAAAAGAACATAGTGTATGAAAAAGTGCTTTGCCAATTCAGCTGGTACTGTGATAGTGCTAGTCTAAAGAAACCAATGAATGGCCCAGTTTATTATGAGTCTATGGAAGTCGCAAAGAAAGTCCTATTGGAGGGATTTAGACTTGACTCTGTTAAACAAGCATTGTATTATCATGCTGACTATGTAAACCCTAAATGGGGTAAGAAACCAATTGCCAAAGTTGGTAGACATATTTTTTATAAGTGAGGACTGACATGAACGTAGAAGTTGTAAAGAAATTTACACAAGATTTGTTTAATCTTGATCTTTGGGTTGCAAACATCAAAGAACATGCACCTCACATTTCAGCAGAAACAGCAGGATGGGTTGCCGTAGTGTTGCTACACATGGCAACCATTCCTACTATGATTGCTGTGCTTACAGGACTAACTGAAAAAATGCCACCAGTTGACATGGTGCTTTTCAGTTGGTTAGGGCTGTTTTTATTCTTTATTAAAGCAACAATCCAGAAGGATTTGCTTAATATTGTAACCATTGGCTTTGGATTCTTTGTCCAAGCCGGCTTGTTGGCATTGATTGTTTTCAAGTAAAATAACGATAAATATTAGATATTAAGGAGCATCAAAATGCCATCAGGATTCGTACAAGATACAAACCAATTAAGCCCAGGCTTTTACCGTGTCGTTATTGACATGTCTGGCTATCCAACAGAAACAGGTAATACAGGCGGTGCAGTTACACCAACCAGCTCAGACAACGTGGGTAACGGTGTTAACCAAATTTCAGCAAAGCCAACCACACTATCACTAGGTCAAGACCGTGCTCGCGGAAATATGCGTTTCCGCAACATTGTAAACAGACTAAGTGGTGTAGGTGATTGTCAGATTCTAGACATTGAAGTCGGCGGCCAAACAACTGGCGATAGTCAAGCAACAAGTTTAGCATTTACTGTAAAATATGAACGCCCACAAGATTTAACCAACAGCATTAGAGCAGCAGTTTATGCAGAGTCTGGTTCTTACAACAACGCAGGTAGTGTAGCAATTACAACAACACTACTAGGTTTAGAAGAATTAGTTGTCCGTGGTGTTCGCGATGCTACAACAGCAAACGTTCGTGTATACAATGGAACAGCAGGCACTGACAACATGTTATCAATTACAGTTGCCGCTCCTGATACTGCTTCTAACGTCTTAGCAGATGTTACAGTTGCACTAATCGACGGCACCGAACTTGTAACAACAGACGAATCAGGAACAGCAGAATAAGGCATCTGATGATACTAGCTTGGTTACTACTCCTAACTGGCTTAACAATATCCGCGGTAGCGATCTATTACTCAGTAGTAGGTCTTACCGCAATATTTTCTGCCGCCGCCATTCCGATTATCATAATGGGATCGGCACTGGAAGTAGGCAAGTTAGTCTGCGCCAGTTGGTTAAAAGCCAATTGGGAACGTGCTCCACGTTTCATGAAATATTACATGATTACCGCAGTTATGGTTCTCATGCTAATTACATCAATGGGTATCTTTGGATTCTTATCTAAAGCACACAACGACCAAAACTTAGTAAGTGGCGATGTTCAAAGTAAGATTGCTATCTACGATGAAAAAATTAAAGTAGCAAAGGAAAACATCGATGCAAATCGCAAAGCACTCAAACAAATGGATGAGGCTGTGGACCAAGTTATGGGTCGAAGTCAAGATGAAAAAGGTGCCGACAAAGCAGTTGCGTTACGTCGAGGGCAGGCCAAAGAACGCACTAGATTACTTTCTGAGATTACAGCCGAACAGAAACTTATTGCCCAACTTAGTGAAGAACGGGCACCCATTGCCGCAGAAGTGCGTAAGGTGGAAGCAGAAGTTGGTCCAATAAAATACATAGCCAAGTTTATCTACGGTGACAAAGGAGCAGATGAAAACTTCTTAGAACGTGCTGTAACTTGGATTATTATTCTTATTGTTATTGTGTTTGATCCATTAGCGGTTATTATGTTGTTAGCTGCACAAATGACCTTTGGCTGGTACAGACAACAAAAAGCACAAGACAGCTATCCTACAATAGCAGACTTGGATAGAGATGTAGGTGAACCACCTACAGAAGAAGAAAAGAAAGAAATAGAAGAGGCAAAAGAAAGAAACTTTGACTGGCCACCATTCAGTTCGTTATGGCCATTCCCATCAGTACAGAAACCTGTAGAAATTCCTAGCGAAACACCGTCGACTGCCACAGGAGGTGATATAACAGCGCCGGAGCAACCAGCTATAGATCTTGAACCCGACTTTCTTAAACAAGCAGAAGAGCGTGTACAAGAACGCATCGAAGAAGTTAAACAGGAAGAAACACCAGTTCCGTTAGAACAATGGAACAAGATGATTGAGGAAGCTGAAAAGGCAGTTGAAGAAGAAACAAAGGCAACAATTGAACCAGACTTTCCTAAGGCAGAAGAAACAGAAGAATCAAAAAAAAAGACGTATATGACCAAGGACGAAGCGGGCAAGATACAGATCAAGGACAGATCGTAGCAGGGTATGTGCAAAATGCAGAACAAAGTGACGGAACACTTTGGTCAAGAATAAATGCAAGTAGACTAAGACCCAAGGACGAATTGTACAAAATCTATGATGTTGATCGTTTTCAAGATTTGATAATTGATAAATTTACAGACCCATCCTTGTATGAATTTGTTGAAGAAACAAAAGCTCGAGGACCAAAGTTTGCTAATTATTCATCAGAACGACTACAAGAATTTGCAGATAGAATATATGAACTTAGGAAAAATAACTCTAATAACACCACCAGATAAACTGTTCAATATGAATTTGAGTTATCTATTAGTTAAGCCTTCAAACTACATTAAACAACAGTTTCAAACTATTTTAAGTAAAAGCATTGATGATTTAAACATTTTTATGTTTGATGAACAAGAAACTGATATTAGTTGGATGTTAAGCGTTGCACAACAAGTAGATGTAGTTATTGTAGATATCGACAACTGCGATGTAATTACTCAAAAGTTTGTCACATTTCTGCTGGCACAACCCAACGCACACTATATAACTAAAGACGAGACAACTCCATATAACCTAATTTCAAAAAATAGAATTTGGGATTTGGACCAAATCGTAGAACAATTTTCTGACAACCAAGAGGATGATGATGAATCACAAGACTAAAGGAACTGGTGTTACCGTTAGAGATAACGAAAACATTAATCAAGCACTAAGACGTTTCAAACGCAAAGTTGAAGACGCAGGCATTTTGGACGACTTACGTAAAAAAGAATTTTACGAAAAACCAACTACAGCCCGTAAACGAGCCAAAGGTGCAGCCAAAGCTCGTTGGCGCAAGAAGCTCGAAAAAGAGCAATTACCAAAGAAAATGTATTGACATTACAACATTCTTGTGTTACAATTTAGTATCATAATAACGAAAGATACTAAATGGCTAATACAGATGTAATGATTGACTTAGAAACATTGGCGACATCCACAGATGCCGCCATTCTTACCATTGGAGCAGTAAAGTTTGATCCTTTTGGTATGGACATAGAAGAACCAGCAATGGATAGTTTTTATGTCAAAGTAGATGTTGATAGTTGTCACGAGCTCGGCCTTGTTGCAAACGACGACACTATTGCATGGTGGGCTAATCAAAGCAAAGAAGCACAAGACGAAGCCTTCAGTCCCGACAATCGCATTCATGTAGTCGATGCATTTAATCAGCTATATAAATTTTGTTGGGGAGCAAAACGTGTTTGGTCAAACGGTGCGGCATTTGACATTGTGATTTGCGAAACAGTTTTCAAACGTATTAACAAGGCAGTACCTTGGAACTTTTGGCAAGTACGTGATGTGCGTACCGCATTTGACCTTGGCATAAATCCTAATCGCCCTCCAGTATTAAAACACCATGCATTAGAAGATGCATGGAATCAAGCAGTTGGTATACAAAATGTCTATAACACTTTGCGTACTAGCACCACACGAGATGGCAAATATCTCGCACCTTTTAGCAATGAGAGATAACATGGACAAACAAACAAAAGAAGTAATGGATATTTTACAAGAAGAATGTGCAGAAGTAATTCAAGCAGTTAGTAAAATAAGTAGGTTTGGACTAGATAATTTAAAGCCCGGAAAACCCAAAACTAACAGAGAACATTTAGAAGAAGAACTAGGCGATTTACAAGCCATGGTAGAAATCCTACAAGAGCTTGATATTGTTAGTTTTAGCAATATTGAAAAAGCCGCAGAAGCCAAGCGTGAAAAACTAAAAATTTGGTCAAATATTTTTAGTTCTGAAAGAGAAAAAGTATAAATACGAATGTAGAGCGCCGTTAGGGCTTTATATATTCTTGCTTAACAAAGGAGAACAGAAATGAGCAAAATCATAGGTATCGACTTAGGTACAACAAATAGCTGTGTAGCTGTACTAGAAAACGGTAAAGCTAAAGTAATCGAAAACAGCGAAGGTGCTAGAACAACACCATCCATCGTAGCATACACCAAAGACGAGATTCTCGTAGGTGCAACAGCTAAACGTCAAGCAGTAACAAATCCAAAGAACACAATTTATGCTTCAAAGCGTCTTATTGGACGTAAGTTTGAAGAAGAAGCAGTACAAAAAGATATTGACTTAATGCCTTATACTATTGTTAAGGCAGACAACGGAGATGCTTGGAT